GGAGAGTGACCTTGAGTAAAGGTCATTCCATATCGGTACCTGGTACGTCGGCGAATGCGGACGTCGGCTTAACTGCTGGGAGGAGTTGTCGTTGATAGCTCCGAAAGGAGCTATAATGGCAGCTAATGTTTCTCTAGTTAGGCGAGGTATGGCCACCGGTATTCTAGACACTGAGTACGATATCAATGTCAAGACAACCGAGGGCGGTGTGCAGGTAAGTAGCACGAATAAGCAGGGTGTTGCATCCCGCTTTTACGAGCACTTTACCGGCTACAACATACCGAATTTTCACCGATTGGTGCGAAAGGGTATACTACTTCCACAGACTCCTTGGGAAAGCTTTGGCTTTTCCTGGGTTGGCTATGGAGCCGTGAACTACTACTTCCACAATACCACAGATCCTCAACAACTTGAGAATCATAGGTATTCGGATGGAGTATTTCCTGGCAATGGTAATCTCCCTTACACCTACGCCGGAGCCTTAGATGATATATCTGAGTTCGTTCCCTCGAGTGCTACCCTAAAAGGGCTTGCGCAAGAGGCAGCGGCAAAGATGTACACCTCAGGTTACGACGTGCTCACCTCTGTTGCTGAGTTGACCGAGACTACTAAGATGTTTAAGAATCTTGGCAAGAAATTGCTAGAACTTAAACTTCCTAAAGGCGTCCTTGATGGGCGCTTGAAGGATCTTAGTAATGTCTGGCTCGAGGCGCGGTACGGGTGGAGAACGCTTCTGTATGACATAAAAAATCTACAGGAGCTTATCGACACGTACAACGACAAGACCAGATCTCGGAATTCTGAGCGTGTTTTCCAAAAATCGGAGAACACATGGACAGAGGTGGAGGAATCTGAGAGCAATTATTTCTACTTTGAAAGTAAAAGAGTAGTTAATCGCTCAACGTCCCTCACAGGCTCGGTAATTGCAGATATCACCATCCCGAAATTACAAGCCAACCCGATTTTAACTGCGTGGGAGTTAGTTCCACTCAGTTTTGTCGTGGATTGGTTCGTAAGTGTAGGGAAGGCGCTAGCTGCCGCCAGTTTCTTAACCTTCCAAACCGATTATAGTGCATCCGGCGGTTACAAAATAGAACTTGATGTTCATTGGTCTAAGAAACCGGTTTCATACCCAGTTTCTGGATCCGTGACCCAAGTCTATGGCGGAACCGACGAGCAGTATTTCGATTTGGCGATTAAGCTAGAGAGGCGCCACCCATGCAACGTACCTTTAACTCCGCATCTCACTTTGAACCTCAATACCCTGAAAATCTTAGATTTGATGGGTCTTGTGATTCAGAGACTTAGGAGGTAAACGTATGGCTGCAATGACAACGGCCCTCACAGAGTTCTCCAATATGGCGAACTCACGCACGTCAACGCTGGTCGGGCACACAGCAAGTGCACCCGAACTGGTGATTGAAAAACGGCGCGTTCCGGACGGGAACCAGACCATGGTTGAACAGTCGTTCAAAGTAGTATGGGCGACTGAAGATTCCGAAGGTGTGGCTCTCGCAAACAAGGTCTCTTTTGAGGTGATTGGACGTTACCCCGTAAACGGTACGTTTGCGGATGTATCTTCTGCTCTGGCTGTTGCCGTCGACATTATTGCCGGCGACGAATTTGCCAACAGCATCCAAACACAAGAGTGGCTCTAATGACTGCCCTGGAGGTGCTTGGGTCCCTGATTGACGCGATAACTGTCGCGTTTAATTGGATTCTCAAGCACATAGCCGGGGTGGTATCTTAACCACTCAAACTCGAAAGAAAGGAGTTCACATGAACCCTTGTGATTTAACGTACGACATATGTCGATGTTATCTCAACGACCAAAGGGACGTTGACCCCGCTTTAGTTTCAAAGATCCGTGGATTCCACAGGTCTAGGAACTTGGCTGGATTGACGTCCTGCTCCCGTTACTTTGACGAGGCTTTGCATACCGTCATCGAGTGGCGTTTCCTTAGGCAGGTTGAGGCCTTCTTTAAGAAGAACTCAGCCTTCTCCAATGATGAAATGTGTGAAGCGGCAGCCCGCAAATCCTTTATGGATAGCGAAGCTAACTGCTCCATTACAAATCGTCGCCTACAAACCTTCATTAAGCATCCTGGTCTGTTGGACCAGAGCTTAACAAAGAAGATTAGTAGGATGGAACGTTACATATGTAACGTCCTAGGGGACTTCACTCGCTTTCTGGATGACTTACCGAATCTAGTAAGGGTAACTCCCGGAGCGACTGCCAGCTCGAGTCGTCGTAATAGTCTTCCTCAGATGAAATTGAGGATGCGGCTCTATTCAACAAATAGAGCTGCTAAATACTTGGACGCCCTCTACCGTTTTCACGGTTTTAGGTCTCCTCGTATTAAGCCTACTACTTCGAACCGAGTTGAGCTTGTGCCTAAGAACTGGAAGACAGCTCGTACTATCGCATGTGAGCCAGAAGGGAATTTACCCCTCCAGCTTGCTTTCGACAAGTACGCCAAAAGGCGTTTACGCCATTTTGGGATTAAGCTGCACGACCAGTCTCGAAACCAACTCCTTGCAAAACGCGCTTCAGTCGATAACAGTCTTGCGACTGTTGACTTTAGCGCTGCGTCTGACACAATAAGCTATAACGTGGTCAGCTGGTTATTTCCAGTTGATTGGTTTAGTTTCTTGCGGGACGTAAGGAGCCCCGGGTACCGGGGCGTTTTCGGTGATGGAGTATACTCTAAGTTCTCCTCAATGGGGAACGGA